GACATCTGTAACCGACATAACTCGCACGATCCAAAGTACAAGCGTAACAGATACCACAACTATCTTCTCGCAATAAGTCTGCTAGGTAATCCAGTACTGGCAAACACCAGTAACACAGCAGCCCCAAGTGCATCAGCCTCTGGATCGGTTTCAAACTTTGCGACTCAAGTTTTAGGAGGGCCAATGGTAGAAAATATGTACGGAAATAATATCAAATGTTCTGGGCCACAAATGACAGTTAGTCCATTCGTCACTACATCGTTCAATCAAAAACGACCTCAAGACTACATTTACCATACGCCTGTATATGATCCAACAGACGCAGATGACAATGGTGTACCAGACAATCCAGGGAATGTACTTTACTATCAAGAAAACTACAGTGGCAACAAAGATTCTTTAGGTTTGAATTTCGGATTTGCACTTACATTCAATATCCCATTAGACAACAGATTCCAAGATTCTTGTTTAGATGCAGCAAATACACAAATAAATTTACAGAAACAAGAATTAAATGCCAAGATGCTTAACTATGAAATAGCCAGATTAAAAAATTGTGGAGAGTTAAAATTAGCTGGTATATATTTCGATCCTAAAAGTAGGTTTGCAAAATTATGCGAAGGGGTCATGGTTTCACCGCCACCAAATCAAGTTATCCCACATACTCACAAATTAACCCAGTAGATAAGTCACGGGTATTAAACTCATCTACGGATAATTATTCTACATCTTTTTTCTTCTTTGTCAGCTTTTTTATCAGATTTTTTACTAAGGGTTTGACAATATTAAGCAATAGTGGAGTAGAGGCAGCAACAGTAGCAATAACAGCAGTACTAACAAGCTGTGGAGGATTCGGTATGTATTGCTCGATGAATTTAGTACTTTCATACAAGGTTATACATTCACTTCCATCTTCGCTTCTTTCATGCCCGATAACACGCTCCAGTTTAAATTCGTTACGATAATCTCCCACTCTTTGGTCTTTTTTGCCAGGGCAAGCAACAAAAAGCGGATCATCTTTTTTCTTTTTTGGTTCGTATTTTAGTGGCTCTACTGTGGGCTGTACAAATTCCTGTTCCTGATTTTGGGGGGTTTCTGACTGCGTATATACAAATTCGTTGGGGTTGTACTGTAAAGGTTCAAAACTAGGAATACTGAAGTTACCACATTCTGTATATGTGCCATATTCATCTTTTTCACTATCAATAAGACTTGTAAGATTATTTCTATGTACTCTTACACAACCAGGAATATCAACTATAGGTTTACTTATATTATTTAATATTGGTACGTCAGTTTTCCATATTGGTATTTCGTGTATTTCAACCTTATTTATTTTGATATTTGGTATATCAATCGTAGGCATCTCTTCGCTTATAGACTTCTACATACGAATCACACTTAGGACAAGAAAAGTTACTGACCATTGAATATTCCTGATATAAAACAGGTTGAAAATCTTCTTCTATGTCTGCATCAGCACCCCAGATAAGTTCAGTTTTACAGTGCCAACAATTCATTTTTTCGGTATTGGCATGGATGGGCCTGTGACATTTGGTAAATTATTGTCCAACATTTTTGGCATCATTCCCTGTACATTTCCAAGAATTTCATTCATAACTTGACTTTTGAAGTTTTCAGATGTTACATATTTGTAGCCAAGATACGCTCCACCACTCATAGAAGCTACCATTACAAATGAAATGATACTTAAAACATTAGCTATTTTTTGAAACATGATAAAAGAAGCGTTAATTAAGGCAAGCGTACCAATAACATTTATGGTGCTTTTTCTGATTATAGGGTTAGCACCACTTTATGTCATGTACGGGATCATTGACAGAAATATACCTGTTAAGACTCGGTAGCTGGTTCGTCTGGTTTTAAAATATCTTCAACAGCAGCTATAGCTCCTTTTAGTTCAAATATTCTTTGTTTGCAGTTTTCTGCTACTTTATTAGCTTCATTAAAGTTATTTACTATCTGCTGTAGCTCAGAGTTTAGAGCTTCTAGTTTCTGTTTTGGGTCAACTGCCATTAGATTGATATTGTATTACTCTACTAATATACTAGCCTGCCTTTAATGCTGCAACTTCGGTTTCTAATGTTTCAATTTTTGCAATCGCTTCCTGGATTGCAGCAGTGAGTAAAGGTACAAGTTTACTTTGATCTATTGACTGATATATTGGATCACCTTTTTTAAATTGTTTTGAATCTTGAGTTGCTACTGCATCTTTAGTTCCTGTTATTGCTTCTGGAACTACTGAGCTAACTTCATGTGCAAAAAATCCATCAACTTTGACATCTGGATCTTCTTTAAAATTAAATATATATGGCTTTAATTGTTTTAATCTTGTTATACCATCAGATATTGCAACTTCATTTTCTTTTAATCTGTAATCAGAAGAAGTATTATATGCAACTGCATTTGTTCCAATAACAATAGAACCTTTTTCTGTATTTTGATTTCCTAGAAAGCTAATTATTTTTCCACTAAAACCAGACAAACCACCTCTAGCGTGTCTCATAACTATACCTGTGGTATCACCAGTACCTGTATGATCAAATTTCGCAACAGCAGAAGAAGTTTCACAATGAAGCAAATGGTCAGGACTTGTTGTACCTATACCAACCGAACCATTATTTGTACCAGCAGTCTTAACAATAAATTGAAAATTATCAGCACTATCTTTAATACCTATCCAGTTTTCTGTACCACCAGAACCAGCAAGAGTACCACCAACATTAGCTATTCCTAATGCGCTTGTTATCTTAATTCCTATATTTGTAGTCTCTAACTTTTTACTGTTGTCATGATATAGCTCTACTGCTCCGTTGTTAGCAGCAGTTATCATATTTTCGCCACCACCGCTACTCTTTATTGCAATAGTATTAGGTGATGCAAGAACTAAATCACCAGTAGAATTATAAATCCTACTGTGAGTGCCATCATGATAAATTTGTAGGTCATCATTAGATCCGATTTTAACCTTATCATTATCACTCATATAAAGAGTGTCACAACCTAGTTCGCCTGTACAAAACGCTCCTGTATTATTTGTCTCAAACTTTTTACTGTTGTCGTAATATAAGTCTACTCCTCCGTTTAAAGTAGCAACTAAGTAATTTTCATTACCTGTGTAACTTTGTAGTAATAATTCATCTGATCTTGAATAAATTGCCTTAGTAGCTGTTGTATTTCTAATAAAAAGTACGCCAGTTGAGTTATCTATGTAAGAATGTGTTCCATTGTGATAAATTTGTAGGTCATTACTGTTACCAGCTTGAAACTTACCATTATCAACAATCCTTACATTTCCAGCGCTACCTTGAATGTCTACTGTTATTGCATCTGACCCATTAAATAATTGTAATCGTCCATTACCGCTATCAAGTTGGCATTGTACATGACCATCAGCAACACTAGCTGTGCCAGTAGATGTAATAGTTCCTGTAACACTTACTCCAGCACTTGTAGTCTCAAATTTTTTACTGTTGTCGTAATATAACTCTACCGCTCCATTGGCAGTAGCATTCATTAATGTTTCATTATTGGCATTATTTTTAAAAACTAAATAATCAGCTAAAGTAAAAAGTGTACCAGTATTATTTGATATTACGCTGTGCGTTCCATTGTGATAAATTTGTAAGTCATTACCTGTACCCAATTCTAGTTTTACGTCATCATTACCTCTGAATTTATTAGTAGCAAAAAGATTTCCAGTAACAGTTGCACCACTTGAAGTTGTCTCAAACTTTTTACTATTGTTGTGATATAGCTCTACTGATCCATTTTTTATAAACTTTGCTGATGTTACTCTTGTATCATTATTAACATTATTGTTTGTATTAATAACCACATCGCCAGCAGAATTACCAGAATTTATCTGTAAATCTCCCACATCACTTTGTATGATATTGTTTGTCCCATTATGAAATATCTCTAAATCGTTATTATTTCCAAATAAAATCTTTTCATTATCGAGAAGAGTTAGACCATCAGATATTAAAACACCTGTAACTGTAGCTCCAGTACTTGTAGTCTCAAACTTTAAACTGTTGTTGTGATATAGCTGTACTTCTGCATCTGGTATTGTAACTATTGCATTTTCTCCATCTTTTGCTTGTATAGCTAAATTTTTATTATTATGATTAACAATAAAATTAAAATTTCCACTGTGAAAAATTTGTAGATCATTACTTGTACCAATCCTAATTTTTTGGCTGTCAACCAGGTCTACGTTGGTGGCAAGATCCGATCCAGTGATAGTGCCGTCTTTAATACCTTGTGTGCTGATCTGTGTTAATGCCATTTACTTTGCCTCCAATACTTCAATTCTACCTATAGCTTCCTGTAATGCAGCTACAAGTAAAGGTACAAGTTTAGATTGATCTAATTGTTGATAAATTGGATCACCTTTTTTAACTCCACTATCTTCATTATCTTCTGGTTCTACGGCATCTTTTGTTCCTGTTACCGCCTCTGGTACTGCTGTAACTTCGTGAGCAAGAAAACCATCTCTTGTAACACTAGGATCATCTTTAAAATTAAATCTCTTTGGTAATAATGTTTTTAATCTTGTTATTGCATTTGTAAGGTCAACTATATTTTCTTTTCTTCTATAGTCAGATGATGTATTGAATGAAGTACCACCAGCACCCATACCAATAGAACCTATTTCTGTCTGTGCAAGCATCACTCTAAATGCTTTTCCTGTTCCTGTATCAACAAATTTAGATGTATAACAAATACCACTAGCACCAGAAACAGAAGTAGAACCTGATCTAACTATTGCATGACCAGAAGGCAGGTAAACAAATCCAAAATCATTGCCAATCGCTGAACCACCAGAATCGGGATTTAAAGTTCCTATTTGTAAACTCCCAGACGAATCTATACGCATACGTTCTGTATTGCCTGTTCCAAATGTTAATGGGCCACTAAAATGATTAAAAATTCTTGATTCATCACTAGATTCTTGGGATATTTTTAATCCACTACTGTCACTTGCTGCATTTTTAATAATCAACGTGCCTGTACTTAATATTAAATTTCCAGAAGAATTTATACGCATACGTTCTGCGTTGTCTGTATTAAATACCATGGCATTAGTAGTATGAAAATACCTTACAATTCCTCTAGTTTGGTCAGCACCAGAAGTACCATCTGAAAAGAAAATATTACCTACACCAGACGAACCTGATCTTATTGTCATACCAGTATCACCAGAAGTAGCAATAGTAAGCTCATCTGCACCGCTTTCACCTTCATCAGTGGTTCCTATAAGCACCCTTCCAGACGAATCAATACGCATACGTTCTGTATTTCCATCTGTATGGAAAGTCATAGCCCTAGTATCGGTTACAAAGTTGTATCTTATTGATCCGTTATTAATAGTGCTGGCTTCTGAAAATGTAATTCTTGATGTCTCATTATCGTCACATATAATCTCAAGTTGGGTATGATCACTCCCTGAGTGCATATTTTTTATAGTAAGTGCTGTTGAAGTATCATTAGCACTTGTAACACCTATTTGTACCCTTCCAGCCGAATCTATACGCATACGTTCTGTTACTGAACTTCCATCACCATTGGTATAAAATTGTAAACTTCCTTGAGAACCAGAAGAATCACGTTCATGTAAAATTGAAGCACCTACTCCAGTTGAAGAAGAAGTAATACCAAAACTAATTCCTATCGCTTCTCCATTATCATTTTCATTATTACGAAGATGTAAGTGATAGTTGGAAGCATCTGATCTACCTGATTCTGCATTTTTTGTAGAAACTATTGTAAATGCGCCACTTGCAGTAGTAGTTCCCATCATTACGTTTCCAGACGAATCTATACGCATACGTTCTGTACTGTTAGTAGAAATTTGAATATCTTTAGCTTCAAAATGCTGTATTAAAAAATTATCTGTATTTCCTAAACCGATTCTTGCACCATTAGAAACTCCTGTGCCTGTGCTTGTATTTTGAAAATATTGATGAACCCCAGACGATTGATTATTAGAAAGAGTTAAAGCAACTTTATTAATATCATCATTAAATGTATTTACCTTGGCGTGTAATAATGTTTCTGGACTTGTTGTACCTATACCTACGTTTCCAGACGAATCTATACGCATGCGTTCTGTGCCAGCAGTTGTAAATGCCATGACATCACTAATAACCCCGATTCTATTTCCATCATTGGTACTACCATTATCTTCTATAACTATTGCTGCTTCAGCGTCAGTTGACTCAAATTTTGCTTGAAAATTATAAGCACCTAATGTATATATTCCAAACTCATTACCATGTTCAATATGTAATTTTCCACTACTCGGACTCGCTATACCAATACCAACCCGATTGTTAGAAGAGTCAACGTGTAAAGTATTGGTGTCAATGGTCAGATCACCTGTTCCAGTGATAGCTCCTGTTACGTCAAGACCAGCTTCAGCATCAAAATTTTTAATTGATCGAACTCTATTTTGTTCAAAAATAAATAAATTAGCAGTATTTGTCCCTAATCTTTGAACTCTTAAACTTCCAGCATTTCCTAAAAACCCAAAATCAGGGTTGGCATCATTTTCTGTAAACTTTAAAACAGTATTACTTCCTGTTATTTCAATTTCCCCACTTGTAGTTATATTTTGACTACCAAAATCTGGACTAATCTTTGTTCCAGCTATCGCTGCATCACTTACAACTTTGGCATTATTTATTGCATTATCTACAATTTTAGCGTTACTAACTGCACCATTAGCAATTTTAACTGTTGAAACTGCACTATCAGCTAAATCTGCTGTTACAATCGCACCATCTACTATTTTTGCACTCGTAACGCTATTGTCTGCTGGTTCACTTACTCCAAGACTCTTAAATGTAAGAATAAAAAAGTCACTACCTGTTGCTGGAGCGTC